AATTAGCGAACATTTATTAAATGGTAATATTAGTTCAGTTGCTAAAGCTGAACATTCTGCAAGATGCTCTAAAGAATATCTAACACATATAAAAGGACTGGCAGTAGCAAAAGAAGCTCTTTGTAGAGCTAAAGCTAAATATGAGAATTTAAGAGGTCTTGCTGAAGCTAGGAGAACACAGGAAAGTAGTGCTAGATTTATAAGGGATAAAGCATAATATGTTTTTAGCTGTTTTAACTCAACTTATTGTATTTGGAATAATGATATTCTGTCTTTATCAAATATTTAAAGGAGATAAATGGAAAATATGAAAAAAACACTAGCGATTGCAATATTGATATTTATGTCATCTTGCACTAATTCTCAAAAACAAGCGATTGTGAAACAAGACATACCTGTTATGTCCTTTTCAGCTCAAAATCAACTGGATCAAACTGATAACTCTATGTCTTGGATTGTTAAACAAGGAGTTGTGGAGTACGATGTTCATTGGGGTTGGAAATGTTCAGATAAGGGAGATAAGTCTTTTCTTTGGTTAGAACAAAAACAAGTCAAAGAAACAAAAGAAGAACAAACACTTAATGTTTCACGTGGAAATTGTTTATAGAAAAAAAAGAACTAAAAAAGTAAGTAAATTCAATATAATAGATGTAAAATAAATCTTTACATATACCAATATATCTATGTATTATAAGTATATTATGTTTTTATTAATTTATTTTAAAGGTTAATTAAAAATGGCTAACAAAGAACTAAAGACAACGATATATTCAGAAAGTAATAGTCTATTTCCTGGTGTTTACTTTCCAAAAAATGACTTAAGTATGCTTACTGCCGATGAACCACAACCAAGACTTTGTGATAGGGTAAAAGATGATGGCAAGGTATTAAAGGGTAAATGGTCTGTGGAAATGGCTTTTATTTGTCCAAGCCACGAAGCTCCAAAATCATGGGTTAAAGGTAACATGGGAGATGATAATGACAAATGGGTTAGTGATACAAAACTAACAAATCCAACATATAAACAACTACGATCTATACATAATCGCTATTTATTACAATCTGGCGATTGGCATTATGGAATGTTTGTTTCTAATATTGATTATAAAAATCGTATAATATTTATAGGAGCAGATTCATAAAAAAAGGGGAATAATTAACTCCCCCTTTTTATTTAATCACTTTCTTTAGAATCATCATCAGAATCTGACTCATCATTGCCATTGGCATCATCTTTGTCGTCATTACCAACTGCATCATCTTTCTTATCGTCATCATCATCACAATACCAAGTTAATAGTTCTTCCATATACATTCTCCTATTAAATAAAAATATTATATAATAATTTAATTATAACAAAACAACCTATTTTGCTTGATTTATGTGTAACAAAACATTATCTTATATGTTATATCGGAAAATTATACCTTTAAGAAATTAGTAAGAAACACAAGAGAAAAGCCATCTAAACAGGTGGCTTTTTTTTATGGGGGAGAAATGGGAAAGAATTATAGATATAATAAGAAAAGTATATTAACATTGACCAAACAATATAGAGCAGGATTAAAAAGTGGAAAAGGAAAAAGTTATACCTATAACAAAAAACGATACAATAAATAATCCCAGTCATTACACTAATGGGAAAGAAGAAGTTATAGAAATTATTGACAAATCTCTATCGGATCAGGAATATGTAGGATATTTAAAAGGTAATATTTTAAAGTATCTTTTGAGAGCTGGTAAGAAAAAAGGAACTGCAGCTACTGAAGATATGGGTAAGGCAACCTGGTATATAAACAGATTGCGTAGAAGATTGTTTACAATAGAACATGAAAACAATATTAAAAAAAACAAGTGATATTAAACCATATATTAATAATCCTAGAGAAATATCAAAAGCAGCTATTGAAAAAGTAACATTAAGTATTAAAGAGTTTGGGTTTCAACAACCCATAGTAGTAGACAAAAACAACATTATTATTGCAGGACATACCAGATTATTTGCTGCAAAACAATTAAAACTAAAAGAAGTTCCAATAATTGTAGCAGATCAATTAACAGAAAACCAAACCAAAGCATACAGGTTAATGGATAATAGGTCAGCAGAAGATAGTAATTGGGATAATAAATTATTAAAATTGGAACTTGGTATATTACAAGAAAACGATTTTAACCTAAAATTAACAGGTTTTGATGATAGTTTTTTAACACATTTTTCAATTAATGAAAGATATGCTGATGGTGTTCAAGGTTCTTTAAGAGAAAAGTATGTTGCACCCCCTTTTAGCATTCTTAATACTACTTTTTTAGAGTGGCAAGAAAGAAAAAGATACTGGAATGATAAAATTAAGATATTAACAGAAACAAGAGAAGGAGTTTTATCTGATTCAGTAATGGTAACAACAATCAATAAAGGAACAAGTGTGTTAGATAGTTGTTTATGTGAGGTTGTATGTAATTGGTTTTCCAAACCTAAATTTAAAGTATTTGACTGTTTTGCAGGGGATATTAATTTTGGATATGTTTCGTCTAGTTGTGGTTTAGAATATACTGGAATAGAATTAAGACAAGAACAGATTGAAGTTAATAGAAAGATAATTAAAAGGGATAATCTTGATGCAAAATATATACAAGACGATGGACAAAATATAGATAAACATATTAAAGACAATAGTATGGATTTGTTTTTTACCTGTCCACCTTATGCAGATTTAGAGGTTTATAGTGATAATCCTAAAGATTTATCTACTATGTCCTATGATGATTTTTTTAAAGTTTATACAAATTGTTTAAGTAAAGTTTATAAAAAATTAAAACAAAATAGGTTTGCTGTTGTAGTTATTGGGGAAGTAAGAAATAAAAAAACTGGTGCTTATATACATTTAGTTCCTAAGACAATAGATATTATGTGTAAAAGTGGATTTAAATTTTGGAATGAGATTATAATGGTAAATGCTATTGGGACATTACCATTAAGAGTGAATATACAATTTAAAGCATCAAGAAAAGTTGGAAAACAACACCAAAATGTTCTAGTTTTTTATAAAGGAAATCAAAAAAATATCAAAGATTTGTTTTAAATTATGGAAAACTTTAACACTAAAGGGAATTTAATTATTATAGATTTATGGTTGGAAAAATACATAGAATTTAATGATATAAAAAAATTAATACAAACAGGTATAAATAAAGCTAATTTAAACATTGTCAAAACTATATTTCATCAATATAAACCACAGGGGGAAACTTTTGTTTGGTTGTTATCAGAAAGCCATTGTTCTTTACACAATTATCCAGAACATAATTTTTTAGCTTTAGATATTTATATTTGTGGGGATAATGATATAAAAGCACAAGTATTAGCAAAATATATACTTACAAATTTTAATATTAGAAAAAAAAGAATTACTATTCGAAAAAGAGGGTAATTATATTAATTTACAATTTTTATGTGTAAAATACCAATATTATTGGGTAAAAGGCACTCTGCCTAAAAGGAGGTAAAAATGGCTAGACCACAAAAAGAAATAGATACAGAACAATTAAATAAATTAGCAGCAATGCAATGCACTTTACAAGAAATAGCAGATTGGTTTAATGTAGATAAATCAACAATAAGTCGTCGTTTTGCAACAAATGTAACAAAAGGTAAAAGTAGCGGCAAAATCAGTTTAAGAAGAGCTATGTATACTCGGGCTTTAGAAGGAAATGTCGTGATGCAAATCTGGTTGTCAAAACAATATTTAGGTATGAAAGAAAGGGTAGAGACCAGCGAGGAATCAAAACCACTTCCTTGGATAGATTAATGCCACTTACTAAACACCAAAAAGAAGTAGCAGAATGTAATAGCAGGTTTAGAGTGCTAATCACAGGAAGACGCTGGGGTAAAACATGGTTGTGTATCAGGGAGTTGGCTAGATTTGCTACACAACCAAAACAAAATGTATGGTATGTTGCACCAACTTATAGAATGTGCAAACAGATAGTATGGAGTGAATTAAAGGATCGATTAATAAAAGTAAACTGGATAGAAGAAACAAATGAATCAGAATTATGTGTCACACTTCGTAACAAATCAAAAATAATATTAAAGGGTGCAGATAATTATGACTCACTTCGTGGTGTAGGGCTTAATATGATTTGCCTTGATGAATTCGCAGATATTAAAGAAGCTGCTTGGTTTGAAGTTTTAAGACCAACTCTAGCCGACACAAAAGGACATGCTTTGTTCGTAGGCACACCAAGAGGACAATCTAATTGGAGTTATGAGTTATTTAATAGAGGTAACGATGCGGCACAAAAAGAATGGAAGAGCTGGAGATTTAAAACCATTGATGGACTGCAAGTTACTGAAGAAGAAGTAGAACAGGCAAAACAAGATTTAGATGATAGAACATTTAAACAGGAGTTTCTAGGTTCTTTCGTTACCTATTCTGGTTCTGTGTATTATAATTTTGATAGAGAGAAACATGTTGCTAAATGTAATATCACAGAGGGGACATTACATATAGGAATGGATTTCAATATAGAACCAATGTGTGCAGTTGTGTTTCAAACTGATGGTTCAACAGTTAAAATAGTAAATGAAATAGTATTACACACTTCCAATACTGATGAAATAGTAGAGGAAATTAAGAATAGATATGAGGACAAAAGAATTATTATCTATCCTGATCCTGCTTGTAGGCAACGAAGAACAAGTGCTGGAGGAAGGACAGATTTAAGTATATTACAGAACGCAGGGTATTCTGTTAAAGTGAAATTTCGGCACCCTGAAATTCGTGATAGAATTAATGCAGTTAATTCAAGACTGCAAAATACTGAGGGAGATGTATTATTATATATAGATCCAAGATGTAAGAGAACCATTCATTCTCTGGAACGACAGTTATATAAAAAAGAAACAAGTGTTCCAGATAAAGATAGTGGTTATGACCACATGAATGATGCTTTAGGATATGCAATAGAATACTTATTCCCAGTAAAAAATATAATAGATTTTGAACAACCAAAAAGATGGAGTTAAACAATGGCATATAACAGAGAATATTTAGAAACAGTTCACAGTAACTATAAGAAACTAGCTCAACAATGGGAGTTTCTAGTAAGGAGTTATTATGGAGGAAAAGAATATAAATATGGAAATTATTTACACAAATACAACCTGGAATTAGATAACGAATATGTTTTAAGACTAGATGCGACACCTTTAGATAATCATTGCCGCAATGTAGTTCAGGTATACAGCAGCTTTTTATTTAGACAACCACCGAAAAGAGATTTAGGTAATTTTACTGGTGATGAATCAGTTAAAGCATTTATGAGAGATGCAGATTTAGATGGCAGAGATTTAGATACTCTTATGAAAGATGCTTCTACCTATTCTATGATTTATGGTAATTGCTGGTTATTTGTAGATAAACCAACCACAAATGTTGGAACAAGAGCAGAAGAATTAAAAGAGGATATAAGACCTTATATAAATATAGTTACACCTGAAAATGTAACTAACTGGAATTATGAAAGGTTGCCTAATGGTAAATACGACCTAACAGAAGTTGTTGTTAGAGAAGATGTAAGCGAAGAGGGAACTATGTATCGTGTTTGGACAAAAGACCTTATTAGTTTATGTGTGTTACCAAGTGAGGGAGAACCTATTACTTTGGAAGAATTACCTAATAAACTGGGTAAGATTCCTGCTGTAATTCTTTACAATCAAAGATCACCATCTAGGTATGTAGGATTAAGTAGTTTAGTTGATGTCGCGGAGTTACAGCAGTCAATCTATAACGAATTAAGTGAAATTGAACAATTAATACGATTAACAAATCACCCATCATTAGTTAAGACAGATAGTGTTGAAGCTAGTGCTGGTGCAGGAAGTATTGTATTAATGCCTGATGATTTAGATCCTAATTTAAAACCTTATCAATTACAACCAAGTGGAGCAAGTCTTGATAGTGTAATGAATAGTATTAAAGAAAAAGTTAGAGCTATTGACAGGATTTCACATTTAGGAGCTGTTAGAACAATAAGAGAAACACCAAGTTCTGGAATAGCATTAAGAACAGAGTTCAATATGCTTAATGCCAAATTATCCGAACAGGCAGATTTACTGCAATTAGCTGAAGAACAAATATGGGATTTATATGCTGACTGGCAGGATATTACTTTTGATGGAGATATAGTCTATCCTAATAACTTTGACATAAGAGATTATGCTGGGGATTTAGATTTCTTCCAAAAAGCTAAATTAGCAAGTGTTAAATCAGAAACATTTAACAAAGAAGTAGATAAGTTAATTGCTGGTGCTGTTGTTCAAGATGAAGAAGTATTACATGAAATTAATACACAAATTGATGAACAAGCTGTATCGCTAGGAGAATTTGAAGCAGAGAAAATAGAAACTCCAGCAGAAGAAGTAAAAGAAGAGGAATAAATAAATGGCAGCAAAGTGGTTAGATAAGCAAGGTGCAAGAACTCAAAACTTCCTTGATAAAAAAATAGATAGCCATAGAGCAAGAATGATTAAGTCTTTAGAGGATTTAGAAGATGAGATTATTGCATCTATAAGCACTCTGCCGCAAAAAGATGGTAATTTGTTTAATACAAAAGTTGCCATTGGTGTAAGAGCTAATTTTAAACAACTTATAGAAAAAACTTATTTAGTAACATCTGATAGAAACATTAGAGATTACAAAACAATAGTAGATAGAATAGTAAAAGATTTAGAAAAATATCCTATTGCTAGAAAGTTTAGATTATTAACACAAGCAGATGCTGATACTGCTGCTAGATTACAGAAATTATATTTTAACCAGTTTAAAGAAGCAGGGAATACAATACAAGAAGCTATATCACAAGAAATATATAATGCTTCATTAATTAATAGACCATTTAAAGAAGTTGTTAAAAATATTAGACAACAGATAAATGGTGTATATATGAAGAGTGATGATGCGGCAATAAATAAATTAGTAAGTATTGCTAATGCTGATCCAAGTTCAAGAGCTGGTAAGAAAGCAATAGAAAAATTACATGCTATATATGGTAGTGATAGAACAGGGCAAAGTTTACAAAGATATGCAAAACAAATATCACATGATGCTGTAATGCAATTTCATGCCCAAGTTAATATTGCTAAATCAAAAGAGTATGGTTTTGACAAATGGAGATATACAGGTAATATAATAACTACAAGCAGAGAGTTCTGTAAAAGAAGAATAGGAAAGACATATACAGAAACAGAGATTAGAAAG